AAAGTTTCATCATCAGTAGCTATTACTGATTTTGCTGATTTATCATTTACTGGTGTTACTTTGACAGCTAGAGGTGCTTTAATTTACAATACAACTACTGACGGTGGTTCTAACACTACTGAAGCAGTTGCTGTATTAGATTTCGGTGGAGATAAGACTGCAACATCTGGAACATTTACAATCCAGTTTCCTGCATTCACAACATCTGCTGCAATTTTAAGAATAGCATAATTTAAGGAGTTAAAATGGCTTTGGTTATAAACGATAGAGTAAAAGAAACCTCTACCACAACAGGTACAGGTACATTTGATTTAGCAGGAGCGGTATCCGGTTTTGAAACGTTCGTTGCAGGTATTGGAAGTGGCAATACCACTTATTACGCTATCGTTAACGAAAACGGTGAGTTCGAAGTTGGTCTTGGAACAGTAACCGATGCAGCTACAGATACGTTAGCAAGAACTACAATTATTTCTTCATCAAATAGTGATTCTGCAGTAAATTTTGGTGCAGGAACAAAAAATGTTTTTTGTACTTTACCTGCTTCCAAAGCCGTTATCCTTGATGCAAGTGGAAACATTGTTGCAAACAATGGATCTAACTTAACAGCGTTAAACGCAACACAATTAACTTCAGGCACAATACCTGATGCAAGATTCCCAGCAACACTACCAGCATTAAATGGTTCTGCTTTAACAGCATTAAATGCAAGTAACCTTGCTAGCGGTACAGTTGCAAACGCTAGATTAGATGCACAATTACAAGATGTTGCAGGACTAGCAACAACAGCAGGAAAAATTATTCAAGGTGATGGATCAAACTTTGGTCTTTCAGCTTACACATTACCCACATCAGACGGATCTGCTTCTCAAGTTTTAACAACTGATGGATCAGGTGCAGTTACTTTTGCAACACCTACAGTTGGAGACATTACAGCTGTTACAGCGGGTACAAATTTAACAGGCGGTGGGTCATCAGGTGATGTTACAATTAATTTAGCTGATGCTTCTACATCCGCTAAAGGAGCTGCATCATTTAGTTCAGATAACTTTGCTGCTAGCTCTGGTGCAATAACAATTAAAGATTTAGGTGTAGCTACAGCAGAAATTCAAAACGATGCAGTGACTCAAGCTAAGATTGCAGATGATGCTGTTGGTGCTGATCAGTTAGCGGCAAACGCTGTTGTCACAGCATCTATAGTAGATGATAATGTGACTCAAGCTAAGATTGCCGATGATGCAGTAGGTGCAGACCAACTTGCAGCAAACGCTGTAGTAACTGCTTCAATTGTAGACGATGCAATTACTTTAGCTAAAATGGCACCAGGGACAGACGGTAATCTTATTTCTTATGATGCTTCAGGAAACCCAGTTGCAGTTGCTACTGGTAATGACGGACAGGTTTTAACTTCAGCAGGAGCAGGAGCACCTCCAGCATTTGAAACTCTTTCAGTAGCCATTTCTTCTACTGCTAATGGAGCAAATAATAGAATAGCAACTTACTCAGCTGCAGATGCCTTAAATGGTGAAGCTAATCTAACTTTCGATGGTTCTACCTTAACGGTAACTGGAGCCATAACAACTACAGGTAATATTACTACGGATCACGTTTTACCTACAGCAAACGATACTTTTGATTTAGGTGCATCAGATAATGTTTGGAGAAACGTATACACTGGAGACTTACATCTATCTAACGAAGCAAAAGAAGAGGGTAATGCTGTTGATGGCACAAAAGGCAACTGGACAATCCAAGAGGGTGCTGAACATTTATATATTTTAAATAACAAATCTGGTAAAAAATTCAGATTTAAATTAGAAGAAATGTAAGGAGCTTAATCTATGGCTCTAGGTGTATCGGCATTTTCTGAAGCCGCCTTTTCAACAGAACCAAATGATATTGTAGTACATCCTGTAGGTATTGCTCTTACTTCAACTATGGGAGAAGAGTCAAATGTTGCTGATGCAAATGTATCAGTTACAGGAACTCAACTCACTTTTACCAATGCAGGAGCTGTTGCAGGTTCTTCTGTATTATTTTCTGTAACTGGTTCTCAATTATCTACATCAATAGGAGAAGAAGACATAGATGTAGGTGTGCCTATTACAGGTATTGAATTATCTATTACAAACAAAACTTCTACGCAAGATACTTTAAATGCTTTTGGGGAATCTCCTTTTGCAACATTAAGTCCAAGCACTTTTAATATACCAAGCGTTGAAATCGAAGCAACCACAGGTGGTGGAACTCTTCCAAGCTTCTTACTTCAATCTACGTTAGGAACTTTTTCAGTTTCAGCAGGTGGTACTGTTTCAGTGGTGGTTACTGAACATACAATAAACACTTCTGTTGGAGATGTCAGTATTACAGGTATAGCAAACGTTCCAGTCACTGGAACTCAAATGACTATGTCACTAGGTTCGGAAGACGCTTCTGCAGACTTTACTGCTGTCGTAACTGGTCAACAGCTAGCAACGTCTATAGGAGATGAATCAATAACTGGAGACGCAAGTGTAACTTTATCTGGAATTTCATTAACAAGCTCAATAGGTTCAGTAGAACAAAGTAATGTATATCCTGTAACAGGTATATCTATGACAATGTCTATGGGTGAAGAAAGCCCTACAGCTAATGCAAATGTTGCTCTAACTGGTATTCAATTACAAACTAATACAGGAAGTCCAAATATTACTTCATGGCAAGAAATAGATCCTGGAGTGTCTAATGTTTGGACTGAGGTTGATCTAGCAGCATAGAGAGGATATAATAGCGACATGTCATCAACATATACTGATCTTGGAATAGAACTAATGGTTACGGGTGCCAACGATGGTACTTGGGGAACTAAAACAAATACAAATTTACAAATTATAAATCAAATACAAGGTTACGTAAATAAATCTATTGCAGGTGGTGCTCAAACAACTGCCTTACTAATAGCTGATGGATCTACATCTTCTTCAGATGCAAGAAATTTGATTATAGAATTATCTGGAACTATTACAGGAAATCAAATTGTTACAGTGCCTAATAGTATTGAAAAATCTTATGTTGTTTTTAACAATACATCTGGAGGACATACTGTGCAATTTAAAACAGCCAGTGGATCGGGACCTACCTTTTCAACTACCGATAAAGGAATTAAAATTGTTTATAGTAATGGAACTAATATTATCGATGTAACTGCAAACTTAGGAACTATTGCAACGGGTCAAATTACGGCTACAGGAGACATATTACCTGGTGCTAATGACACTTACGATCTAGGAGCTTCTGGTAATGTTTGGCAGAACATTTATACTGGAGATTTACACCTTAATAATGAACATAAAACTGAAGGAAATATTGTGGATGGTTCTAAGGGAAGCTGGACTTTACAGGAGGGTGCTGAAGATATATACTTAATCAATAATAAATCTAATGAAAAATTTAGATTAAAATTAGAAAAAATTTAAAGGAGATACAAATGGGTATTATTTCAAACGGAAATACAGTAATTGATAATGGTGCAATTGATGCGAATGAAGTTGATACTACGCAGATAGCTGATGATGCAGTTACAGCAGGCAAGTTAGCTGACACTGCAGTTACTGCAGGATCCTATACAACGGCTAACATTACTGTAGATGCTCAAGGAAGATTAACGGCTGCCGCAAGTGGAGCTGGTGGAGATGGAAGCTACTTTCCTAAATTATTTGCAGCGGGACCAGCTTCAGGAAATTTTACAACTGGTTCAAATGCAGGTAAATATTACGCTTACGCTCACTCTGGAGGAGGAGGCGGAGGTGGCGGGACAGCAAACCAAGGGGGAGGAGGCCAAGGTGGTGAAGGCGCTTTTGCTTTTTTTTCAGGTAACTGTCAAGCAAGTACGTCATACGCTTACGCTGTTGGAGGCCCTGGAAATGCTGGTGCCGGTCAACCGACAAACCCACCGTCAGGTGGCGCAGGAGGAGCAACTAGTGTAACTAATTTATTTACAGCTAACGGTGGAGCCGGAGGATCTGGAAGCCCAAGAAACAGCAACAGTGCAGGATCTCCAGGGGCTAACGGTAATGCACCAGGAGCAACTCATAATTTACCATTCAACACATTCCTTTCAGGTACAAATACATCTGCCAAAGGAAATGGAGGAGCAGGTGGTACCTCAGGCTCTGGAAATTCTGGTGGTGTAGGACAATTAGTTTTTTTTGATGATGGAGGACAATAATAATGGCATATTTAATAGTAGATAATCAAAATAATTTATACAAAGTAGCAGAAAATGAGGAAGCAAAAAATAATTTAAATTGTACTTTTCCTCCGTATACAACTATCGACATTTCTGATGATGATTTTTTAAAAATTACACAAGGTTTGGTAGAAGTAAATATTTCTGACGGAGTTGCGACTCTAACTGACTTATCAGCCGAATGGACTATTCCAGACGAGGACACTTTAAAAATTAGACATAATGAAATTAAAGAGACTTTAGATTCTTTTTTACGTGCAAACCCTTCTCACAATATGTATACAGAATATAAAAACTATTTTGATTACTTATCTACTTTTGATTATTCAAGTGTTAGTTACCCTATAAGTAAAACTTGGGAATATTATTGTGAACAAAATTCAATACCATACTTTCACGCTTTACAAATACCATAGATTTGTTTAAAAAGATGTGTGTTTGAAAATATAATTACATTCAGAGCGAGTCCAAAATACATTAAGCATAATCAAAAATATTTACCTATTCCAACAAAAATTAATATTCCAGAGTGGTTTAAAAAATTAGATCATTCTTTAGGTAATAAGACAATTAAAGGCTGTATGCCGTTCCTTGATACTTTAACAACTGGCTATATTCTTAAAATGCCTACTGATTATGCTATAACACACAACACTCAAGAAGAAGGCCCTCCACAATCAGGAATGGCAAGCGGGTGGTTTCATTACAATGGACATCCGATTAATAGAGAAGTAAATTTAAATTACGGAAATCCAGAATTTCATCCTCCAAAACAATTGGAAGGAAGTCCTATGGTAGAAAAAAATAAAAATACTAATTTTCATAAAATTTTAAATCCTTGGCATATTGAAACACCACCTGGATACTCAACACTTTTTGTACCTCCCCTTAACAATACTGATGACAGATTTTCTATAATACCTGGAATAGTAGACACAGATAAATTTCCAGGGGAAATTAATTTTCCAATGGTTGTTAATGGAGATAAATATCCTAAACTTGAAGATATTATAGAGATAGGTACACCTTATGTACAATTAATCCCTTTTAAAAGAGAATCGTGGAAAATGGAAATAAAACCAATGGCGTTAGAAGAAAAAGAAGACAGATGGGTTCTTGCTTATAAACACATTTTGCATAATTATAAAAAAGTTTTTTGGTCAAAAAAATCGTGGAAATAAATTGTAATTTAATTAAGTACATTAAAATAATTGATAATGTTATGCCTAAACTTGTTTTAGAATCTTTATTAAAAGTTTGTAAAGACTCTCAAAGTTTTGGCCAAGGACATGTACTGAAAAAAAATGATTCTGTTGTAGACAAAGAAATGAGAAATACTTTTGTTTGGCCTATGAATAACTTAGGAGAAAAAAGTCTTACAACAGTTCATTGGGCAAATTATCTAAGTTTTTTATTTGGTAAAGCAATAACAGATTATAATAATATTTATAACATCTACGGTAGATTCAATATAAGCGAAATACAAATTTTAAAATATGTTGAAGGTGGTTTTTACAAATTTCATGTGGATCATGATTTAGAACTACCAAGAACATATAGTTGTATTTTATTTTTAAATGATAATTATGAAGGAGGAGATTTAATTTTTAAATTTCCAGGAGATAATAATGAACATAAGATAAAAACTAAAAAAAATTCTGTAGTAGTTTGGCCAAGTAATTTTTTATATCCACATTCAGTTTCACCAGTTGTTAAGGGAGAAAGATATTCGGTTGTATCATGGGCACGATAGGTAAAGATTTTAAATATAAAATAATAAAAAATTTTTTATCTAAAGATGAAATTGATTTATTGACTATTTTTTGTGAGATGAAACATAGAACAAATCTAACTCATTTTGATATAGTTCAATCTAACAACGGAGATACCATGTATTATGGAGATCCAATTTTTGATTCTTTGATGTTAAAAAAACAATCGTTAATAGAAAAAGAAACTGAAAAAAAACTACTGGCTACTTATTCTTTTTGGAGATGTTACACAAAATATTCCATACTAAAAAAACATACAGATAGACCTTCGTGTGAAATAAGTGTTACTGTAAATATAAAAGGAGATGGAACAGCTTGGCCAATATTTATAGAGGGTACCCCATTAAATTTAGAATCAGGAGATGCTGCTATTTATTTAGGTTGTGAATCAGATCATTGGAGGGAAGAATTTAAAGGAGACCATCAATTTCAAACATTTTTACATTACGTAGATGCAGAAGGAAAAAACAAAGAACATTACATGGATAAAAGAAATTTTTGGGGGCAAAAAAGTATTTATGATATTTAATCAAAAAGAAGACGGTTCTTGTGATATAGTTTTTTCTGAAAAAGAAATTGAAATAATTTTAAAGCATAAAAAACTTTGTCTTACTCCAGAATTTCTTAAACACTTTTCTAATAATTTAATTAAAATTGTTATAGAATTTGATAAAAAATTTGACGAAAATACAAAAAATCTAAGCACCACAAAAGACATAAATATAACGGGAACTCAACCTAAAAAAAATGATTGATGAAATAATTGATTTACCTGTTCCTCATAGAATGAATCAAGAAATAATTAATTATTTAGGAAAACAAAAATGGATGTACGTTAATGATAGTGACAAACAATATCAAAATTTATTCTCTGAAATCATAGGTAATCTTGAAATTAAAGATGCGGGACAAGCAATCGTTTCCTACAAAAAAAATGGAGAATTTGAAAAAAATGATAAACTAAATTTTTTTGCATATTTTATTTTTTGTTTAATACAAGAAAGATCTAAATTTAATTTAAAAGAACCAACTAGAATTTATTGGAATTTGTATTCACCAAATTCAGTTTGCCAACCACATTCTGATGATCAAAATTTAAATAAATTTGTGTCCGCGGTATACAGTCTTCATACCAATGATGGAGGAACTTTAGTTGAAAATCAATTTTATAAATCTAAAGAAGGTCAAGCTTTAATTTTTAAAAGTGAAAAGATACACAAAGGCATAGCTTCAAAAACAACCAATTTAAGGTTAAATTTAAACTTAGTCATGGAAATTTAAATTTATAGCCAATGTTTTATTATAGATTATAATGAGGTATAATACCCTATGCCATTAGCAAACATACAAATAGCACCAGGATTTAATAAACAAGTTACGGAGACAGGAGCAGAAGGTCAATGGACTGATGGGGATTTTGTTAGATTTAGGTATGGATCTCCTGAAAAAATTGGTGGCTGGGAACAAATTACATCTGATACTTTAGTTGGAGCTACTAGAGAACAACTGGTTTGGGCTGATTTAGATGGAAGAAGATATGCAGCTTTAGGAACTCATAAAGCCTTATTAATTTATTATGAGGGAGCTTTTTACGATATCACTCCACTAGATACTGCTCTAACAAGCTGTACTTTTGATACAACAAACACTTCAGCAACTGTGACTGTTAACAAAACATCACATGGTTTAGAAGCAGGAGATTTATTTACCTTCACCTCTGTGACACCTCCGAGTGGCGCAGGTTATGTAGCATCTGATTTTACAACAAATACATTTCAAGTTGTAACTTCAGCAATAAATAGTTTTACAATTACTATGGCTTCGGCTGCATCTGGAGCGTCCTCTGCAAGTGGTTCAGCAACCGTTAATCCATATGTTAGACCAGGACCACTTAATGCGACAGCGGGTTATGGTTGGGGAACCGGCACATGGGGACGAGGAACCTGGGGATCTGCCTCAACAACTAGTAACGTACTTGTCGATCCTGCTTCTTGGTCCATAGACAATTTTGGTCAAGTTATGATAGCAACTATTAAAAATGGAAAAACTTTTTCTTGGAATCCTATAAATGCAGATGCAAATGCTTTAACCACAAGGGCTGTAGTTGTAAGTGGAGCACCGACTAAATCAGTCATGTCTATTGTATCAGATAGAGACAGACATTTAGTTTTACTTGGGACAGAAACAACTGTTGGAGATAATAGTACACAAGATAAAATGTTTATTAGATTTTCTGATCAAGAAAATTTATCGGAATACACACCGACATCAGTAAACACTGCAGGTACTTTTAGGTTAGATTCAGGAGTAAAAATTGTAGGGGCTGCAAAAGGTAAAGATTACATTTTAATTTTAACAGATACAGCCGCTTATGTTATGCAATTTGTTGGTCCACCTTTTACATTTTCTATTAGACAAGTTGGAAGTAACTGTGGGTTGATTGGTCAACACGCTTTACATTATGTTAATGGAAGAGTTTGGTGGATGGGACAAGCAGGAGGTTTTTTTGTATACGATGGAACAGTTAAATCAGTTCCATGTTTAGTTGAAGATTTTGTATTTACAAATACAGCGGATAATCTTGGAATTAATTATAGCGCGGGGGAACAAATTTATGCAGGACTCAATCATTTATATGAAGAAATAAATTGGTTTTATCCTAAAAGTGGATCTGAACAAATTGATAGAGTGGTAACATATAATTATACAGAGAATGCCTGGACTACAGGGTCTTTAGCCAGAACGTCCTTTCACGATGCGACCTTATTTGATAATCCTTACGCAACAGAGTTTGGTAGTACATCAATTCCTACATTTCCAACAATTCAAGGAGTCACAAATATAAATGGAGCATCAATTTATTATGCGCATGAAGTTGGTGTAGATCAGGTTGACAGTGTTGGTAATAAAACTGCAATTCCTGCATTTATACAATCAGGAGATTTTGATTTATCTGTAGGTGGTGATGGAGAGTTTTTTATGAGCATGAGAAGATTTATACCTGATTTTAAAAGACTTGTGGGCAATGCTCAAATTACAATTAACTTAAGAAATTATCCTACAAGCACAGCAGCAAGTTCACCTTTAGGGCCATTTACAATTACTAGCTCTACTGATAAAGTAGACACACGTGCCAGATCAAGATTTGCTAGTGTGAAAGTAGCTAATCTTTCAACAGATCAAAGTTGGAGATATGGTACTTTTAGAGCTGATGTACAACCAGATGGAATGAGAGGATAATGGACCCAATTACACAAAGAATACTAGATCAACAAAAAGCCATAGCACAAAACCCTGGTTTTACTGGGTATCAACCATCGGCTTCTTCTTTAGATCAAGATATTATGAATCTACAAACTCCTCCAAATGGTATTGCAGCTATTCAAGCTGCACCTGTTAATCAACCAATGATGATGCAAGATACGTTTGTAGAAGAAAAACCAATAGATATTAAAGAATATTCTAAAAATATTGGTAAAAAAATGGTGACGGATTACGCTATTAAAAAATTAGGATTCGATGGAATAAAAGGTAATTTACTTAAATCGGCAATGGGGTCAAATTTAATGGGTTTTTCTAACCCTCTCTCTGCAGCTTTTACAATTGGATCTTTCTTGCCCGACTCAGTAAAAGGAATTGCAGGTTTGTTGAGAGGTAAGAGAGCTGAAAAAGCAATTGCTAGAGATATTATTGCTGATAGCCAAGGATTTAAAGACAAAACTATTTCACCTAAAATTACCAATATGCAACCTACAAATAAAGATATTCAAATGGGAGATGGAGGAAAACCTACGGTAACCACTACATCACCGAAATCATACCAAGGTACAAATCCTTACGGTGGTGGACCGGGTGGACTACATTCAAATTTTTAATGGCTAGAGTTGATATAATAATACCTGAACCCGCTTCTCAGTACACGGAAGAAAATCAAAGACAAATTACTCAGTCTTTACGTACTATGCAAGATAAGTTAAATACATCTTATCAACAAGAACTTAAAAATGAACAAGATGCTTTTAATTATTTTTTATCATGACCATACGATATAAAAACCAAGGATTTAAACAAGCAAGTACAGGTAAGACTACAGCACTTACGTGTCCTGTTAATGCAACCATAATTGTAAAAAGTGTTTACTGTGCAAACAATGATGCTTCATCTGCTATTTTAGTAAACATGAATCTTGTAGATTCTTCTGACTCAAGCACAGAATATGAATTTTTTAGAGATGATTTAGCTGCAAAATCACAAATCAACGCTACACCACAAGGTTTGAATCTTGAAGCAGGTGATGCAATCACAGTGACAGCAGCCACGGGAAGTAATAAAATACAAGGTGCTATAAGTTATGCACTAATAGATAGATCGCAGGAGAATGGCTAGAAAATTTAAAGATTACGTAGAAAGAGATCAACCTAGAAAAAGGCCGGGTCGTCATAAAAAAAGTCTTAACAAAAATGAAAAAAGAGATTATAAACCATACAACAAACAAGGAAGAAAACAATGAGCGATCTCGTAAAGATACCTGCAGAAGCAAAAGAGATTATCAAACACAAAAGAACAGGACAGGTGTATGCTACTAAAGCTGATTTTGATGCTGATGTTGCTAACCCCAATACTGATACTTCTGTGGATGATTTTAGACAAGACCTTGAAATAAAGGTGACAAAAGTTTCTATGGGTGCTAAAACAAAAGAATAATGCAACCCAGAGGAGCCACCGAGCTACAAATGGAAATGCTTCACAAGCATGTTCCAAAAGAACTGCTTGATCAAGTTCAAATATGTACTTCAATTCCAGGCAAGGTTCCTATTGATCCAAACAAATTAAATATTCTTTGGCAAAAAAATTCTTACGATCAAGCAAATCTTTGTCACTGGTTTGCTGATCCTAACAATCATAAACAATATGATTGGTATGTTTTTAACAGTCATTGGACTTATGAAAAATTTAGATACTTCTTCCGTGTGCCCACCGAAAAATGTGTGGTAATTAAAAACGGTATTAATAATTTTCCTAAAAGAAAAGTTTATAAAAAAGGTGACCCAATTAAAATACTACATCACAATACTCCTTGGAGAGGATTGAATGTGTTGTTAGCTGCTATGCAATTAGTTAAAAACCCAAACATTACTTTAGATGTTTACAGCTCTGCTCAAGTATACGGTGATGCTTTCTCAAGTAAAAACGAAAAAGATTTTGAACCTTTATATGATCAAGCAAAACAAATGCCAAATGTAAATTATATTGGATACAAACCAAATGAATATATTTTAGAACATATAACAGATTATGATTTATATGTTTACCCTAGTAATTTTGAAGAAACATTTTGTGCTTCAGCATTAGAAGCTTTAGCTGCTGGTGTTCATGTAATAACAAATAATTTTGGTGCCTTATATGAAACTTGTGCTGAGTGGCCAGTATATGTGAATTATGATTCAAACAACGAAAGAATGGCTAAAGATACATCTGCAGCTATTGAAGTTGCTGCAACATATTTACATGAACCATTCATACAAGAACATCTTGAAGAACAACAAAAATTTTATAAACGATTTTATAATTGGACTAAAAAAGGATTGGAATGGGAAAGCTTTTTACGTGGAGCTTTGAGTGAAAGAAAATAAAACCTATATAAACGAAGATACTTACCAAACTTTAAAAGATGTAAAAGTAACACCATCAAATAACAAAGAAGTTGAGCTTACAGAATACGAAAAACGTATAAAGCCAATATGGATAAACAACACCGGACACCGGAAAAGTAAAATATCTTTATTTGTTGCAACACCTGTACATAGTGATTGTTCAATTCATTACGCACAAGGATTGTTAGAATTACAAAAAATGTGCATGGAAAAAAAAATAGAAGTACAATTTCAACTGTTAAAATCATCATTGGTAACACAAGGGAGGAACTTGTGCGTATCAGGATTTATTGAATCTGGAATGACTCACATGTTATTTGTTGATTCAGATATATTAATGAATGCAGAATCTATTTTTAAGATGATAGACAGAGATAAAGACATTATTTCAATTCCTTATCCACTTAAAACATTCAATTGGGATAAAGCTTTTGATGCAATGAAAAAAGGTCAAATCAAAAAACCTTCTGATATTCATAAATGGACTAACAGTTATCCAATGAGAGTGAAAGACACTAACGATATTGTTGTTACAGAAGGTGTAATAGAAGTAACTCACAGTCCGACAGGATGTATGCTTATCAAAAGAGAAGTGTTTGATAAAATGATTAAAAATTACCCAGACAAAGGTATAGTTCAAAAGACAGTCATCAACGGAGAATATGTAAACAGACCTTATATGTGGAACTTTTTTGATTGTATACATGACCCTGAAACTAAAACATATTTAGGTGAAGATTTTAGCTTTTGTAAACTATGGAAAGACATTGGTGGTAAATGCCATGCCTTTATTGATGATCCAATCATGCATATTGGAGAGCATCAATATAAGGGACGTTTTGCCGATGAGTTGATAATACCTAAGTAAAATGGTAATATTGGAAACTTAAGATCTTAAATAGGAGAATTAATTAATGTTACATCTTTTACCCTACGCACTAGCTGCTTATGGAGGAATTTCAGGTTACAAAAGCGCAAAAGAAGCAGGCGTAAGTGGATTAGGTTCACTTGTCCATGGTGCTCTAGGAGCATATGGTGGATATAGCATGGGTTCTGCAGGACTGGGAATGTTCCCTGGATCAGCAGCAGCAGGAAAATTTGCAGCAATGCCTTTGACAAAATCTTTAACAAAAATTCCAGGAATATCTCCTATACAAAATTCTGCTTTAAGCTCACGAACAATGTCAGCAGTGCCTGGAGGTGGAGACCCAAATATGTTTGTACCAACTGGATCTAGTAAAGGTGGTAGTTTATTAGATTTAATAAGAAAAGAACCCGGTGGTGATTATGATCCAATGAAAATTGCATTAGCTGCAGGAGGTATACCTCTTGTGTTAGGTGCGTTTGATCAAGGTGGACCTACTGATATTTACACTCCTGGCTACAATAAAAATTATTTAAAAACAAGAGCTGAGAGAAGTTTTTCATATATTGATCCTGTAACAGGAGAAGAAAAACAATATGAAAAAGTTTATGTGCCTGAACAAAATCCTAATGATCCAGGATCAGGAATGAATAAAACTACATTTAAAATTGGTGGCTTAGCAGAAATTAAAAAATTTAATGAAGGTGGTATAAATTATTTACCTTCTAAAACAACTCACGATCAAGACGATGCTAACAATTATGTTAGAGCATCAGGATATGTTGAGGACGGAGCAGGGGTAGGTGATAAAGACGAAGACACAATGTTAGCTCAATTAGCAGACGGAGAGTTTGTAACAAGAGCGGATGGTGTGCTAGGCGCGGGAATCATTGCGGGAGCTAATCCAAATAGCATGAAAGACATGAGAGAAAAAGGTGCTGCCTACTTTTATGAACAACAAAAAAGATATAAAAGAGTATTTGATTTATTGAAGGAGGCAA